TGTCCTCTTCGAATTTGAGCCAGTCGCCGAGGTAGTTCGCTTCGGATTGAACGGGCATGAGTTACTTCGCTCCTTTCGGGCTCGCCAAGGCCAGGCAGGCCTTGACGACCGGGTTTTCCTCGAGGTTCTGCTTCGACGTGGTGCTGGCTTCCGGCAAGACATGGGACCGGATCTCATCCCTGTCGGCCTCGGCCCGCAGCGCGAGCAGTTCTTTGCGGACTTCGGCCGCCGACAGATGACGGCTGATGAAATCACCGGCCAACGAAGGCCGGCCGGCGATCGAGCACAGCACGACGATCTCGGCCGCCTCGGCGTAGCCCTGCTCGCGGGCTTGGGCCTCGATCGCGGCGAGATCGGGAACGGGCGGACTCGTGGCCGCCTGGGTTACTTCAGACACTGGAGTGCCTCCTTTCGTGAACTTCGGTCTCAACAACGACTCGGTCATCGCGGCCAGGGCCTCGCGGAACGTGCCCACGCGGTCGGCGAAGCCCTGGGCGACGCTGTCCTCGCCATAGAAGATGCCCGCTTCGGTCGAGCGTACGGCCCCCGTGCTCAGACCACGGCGGCGGGCCACGGCATCGACGAACATCCCGTAGAGGCGGTCGACCTCGGCCATGAGCACCGAGCGGGCGCCATCGGAGAGCGGCTCGTGCGGGTTGAAATCGTTCTTGCGGTCGCCGGCGAAGATCGTCGTGTAGCGCAGGCCGTTGGCCGCGTCCCATCCGCTCTGATCGAGGTGCATGGCGATGATGCCCACCGAGCCGACGCCGCCGGTGCGCGTGACCCAGATGCGGTCCGTAGCCGAGGCCAGCAGATAGCCGGCGCTCAAGGCCCAGTCATCGACCGAGGCCCAGACGGGTTTCACCCGCGCGGCTTCTTCGATCAGGCTCGCCACGTCCCACGCGCCGTTGGCCTCGCCGCCGTAGCTGTCCAGGCGCAAGAGGATCCCTCGCACCTGCGGATCGGCGGCGGCGTCGAGAATCTCGTTGCCCAACTGCTCATACGAGGTGAGCCCCGATGGCGCATCCATCCCGGAGGCGCGGTTCACGAGGCTGCCCGAGACCTCGATGACGGCAATGCCGGCGTCGGTGACGGCGTAAGGTTTCCGCGACCGTTGTTCGGTGAGCAGTGCCGCGTCCACGGCAGGCGGCTCCAGTCCGAGGCGCGGTGCCAGCACGGCCAAAATCGCCGCGAGCTTCTTCGAATCGATCATCAGCGGCGTGTTGAACACGCGCGAAGCGATGTGCGGGAGATTAGTCATTGGACTTGCGTGGTGGGCTCTTGTTCGGCGACTCGCTGCCCGTTGCTCGTGGTCTTACGGGGATCGGAGTCATAGGTCAGCCCGAGGGAGTCGGCGCGCGCGTTGTCGGCCGCCGCCTGCCGATCGACGTCCTCCTCGTCGTAGCCCATCTCGTTGATCACCGCGCTGCGTGGCTTGAACCCGGCGCGCACGGCTGTGACCTCGGCGTTCATGTCCTTGAGCGGATCGACCCAGGCCCAAGAGGGAGGCCGCCACTCGACGTCGAGGTAAGCCTCGGGCGCGCGGGCGTAGTCGCGGGCATCGATCGCGCCGCTGAGGACTGCCGCCTCGATCCAGGCCCGCCACACCGGTCGGCAGAACTGAAACACCATCACCTGGTGCTGGAACTGCTCGCAGCGGCGGCGGAACTCGAGCAATCCGGCGCGGATCGAGGAGTAGTTGACGCGCTCGAGATCGCCAGTGAGTTGCTCGTAGGTGATCCCCAGGCCCGCGGCGATGGCGCGCAACTGCACGCGCATGAACTCCGTGTACATGCCGCCGACGTCGCCTGGTTCGGTGAATTTCACATCTTCGCCAGGCAGCAGCTTCACCATCGAGCCGGGCTCGATTCCGGCCAGCGGTGCGCCGCTCGCGTCGGTCTCGCCCTCGCCTGGCTTCGCGCCGATCACCGGATCCTCGGGGTTGTTCTCGGTGATGAACGCCGCAAACATCGCCGCCAGCTTCTTGCGGACCAGTTCGGCGTCGTCGTACTGGTCGAGTTCGTGGAGCTTCAACAGTACCTGCGTGAGCCACGGCTGGCCGCGATGCTGGCCTGGGCGCAATGGCTTGTAGATATGGAGCACCGACTCCGCAGGCACGCGCGCCGTCTCGCCGGCGTTGAAGAACATGAGCTTCTCGCCCGGATGCTCGCGGTAGAGGTGGTACGCCACGCGGCGGCCGAGCTTGTCGAACTCGATTCCCGCGCGGATGACGTTTCCGTTGGGCAGATTCTCGTTCTTCGCCGTGGGCAGGTGCTCGGCTTCGAGCAATTGGAGCTGAAGCGGCACCGTCAGACCGTCCTCGGGCCGCCGGTCGCGGATGCGGACCAGGCACTCGCCACCCTCGATCGTTGAGCGGCAGACCAGCGCCTGAAGCCCATAGAAGTCCGTCAGCCCGGCGGCGTCGGCCTCGTCGGTCCACTGGAGCCAGAGTTCCTGGAGCCGCCGCTTCACCGCCGGGTCCGGATGTTTCGACTGCGGCTTGATGCCTGTGCCGACAGCGTTGCCGACGAAACTTTCCACCGCGTTGCTGGCCCAGGCGTTGCGGCGGACCATGTCGCGGGAGCGGGACCGCAGAGCGTCGCCGCCGCCGGCCACCAGGGCGTTGATGCCTTCGTTTGTGGGGCTCCACCCCAGCGTGCGGCGCGTGCTGGCGGCGGCTTCGTAACCTGCAAGAGCTCGCAGCGGAGCGAACACCGCCCGCACGAGATTCCGCCAGTAGCCCATCAGAAACCTTTGGTCGTGTAGGTCCGGACCACACGAGAGCGCGGCCGATCTGGATCCGCCGCCGCCATCGCGGCTTTCACTTCGGCGATCGCTTTCTTGAGTTCATCCACGCTGCGGTACTCGAGGCTGCGGCCCTCGAACGTCACGCGCAGCGTGCCGCTGGCCAGAGCCGCCTCGAGGGCTTCGAGTTGGGTCTGCGAGTAGGCCATGGATCAGATTGCCGCGAAGCGATCACTTTGGAGGCGAGGAGTAATCAATCTGGTAGATCATGAGGAGGAGTGGCTGAGGGCTTGGCATGAGCACTTCAAGCGTTGAAACACATCCCCGCGCCCAGCAAGTTCAGGTAACCGATGACGAGTTGATCGTCTTCCTCACCGATGGCCGCCGACTTGCCGTACCCCTCGCTTGGTTTCCCAGGCTGTTGAACGCCACTGAGTCCCAACGGCGCAAATTCGAGCTTCTTGGCGATGGTCTTGGCATCCATTGGCCCGAGATCAACGAAGACCTCAGTATTGCTGGTCTGCTTCGGGGCTCGGGTGCGCCCCAGAGATAGTTCTTTCTGCTACCGAACCATGTAGGGCGAGCGGACCACCATTCGGCGGACAGGGCGAGGAGACTGTAGCGTGTTCGTTGGTTCTGCATCAGTCTTGGGTCCAGGCAAACTCTCCGTCAACTCCCGCCAGTGCTTCTCCGTGAAGCGGTCGATGCCATAAATGGAAGCGGCCGCCCGGGCATAGACCCGGCAATCAAGCGCCTCGTTGCGCCGGTTGGGCGCAACCACCCAGTGGCCTTTGACCAAGCTCTCCGCGGTCAACTGCCGGAAGTACTCTTCCTCATAGCGCGGGAAGTGGCAGTAGCCCGTTGGGAACGGCTCGCCGCTTTCTCTTGCCGGCGGCACGAGGCGCAGGCGGCTGTAGAGTTCCGACTTCGCCACCGGAGTGCCCAGCGTCCATAGCCGCGTCCCGCGCCGCCTGCTCGAGTCCACCGGCGAAGCATTCAGAATCAGGCGGTCTGTCCGTGCGGTTCCCTTCACCGCCACGGCGGTCTTGGGATGCGCGGCCCGCGCACCGGCCGGGCCCCAGGAAGCCTGGGGATGTCCTCGCACCCAATCGTAGGTGATGCGCGGGTTAAAGCCCGAGTCGACGCAGAGCACACGGATCGGCAACCGCTTGCCGCTCGCGTGAGGAAACTCCTCGTCGAGCAGCGCGTCGAGCTGCCGCCAGACATCGGCTCGCGCCGTGTCGCCCACATGCACGCGGTAGTCGACCGACCAGGACTCCTTGCCTCTGCCCCAGGCCACCACTTCGACTTCAATCCGGTCCCGCTGCACGTCGGCGCCCGCCGTAAGAAACAGCCCGCCCCGCGGGACCGTGCCGATCGGATAATCCTCGCGGCGGTCATAGAGCGGCTGCCAGTCTGGCGCGTCGCCGCGCTCCTGCCAGGATTCGCCGAGCACCAGATTGACGAACGACTTCAATCGCTCGACATCCTTCTGCGCCTTCTCCCAGTCATCGGCGGCCCGCTCCCACGAGTACCAGCCCACGGGGCTATACAGGCTCGACAGGTGATACCCGTGCGTGCGCCCATCGCCTGCCGCCTCGGGCCGCCACTCGCCGTGCGCGAGCATCACGTTCTTGTGATGATTGAAGATAGCCTGCTCGCAGGCGACGCAGTAGTAGGCCGCTTTGCTGGGCTCGCCCTTGGGCCAACGGAGTTGTTCGAACTTCAGCACCTGGAACTCGCCGCAATGCGGGCAGGGCACCCAGTAGCGCCGCTGATCGCTTTCGGCGAACGCCGCCTCGATCCGGCTCAGGCCCGTGATGAGCGGCGTCGAGCACATGAACACCTTGCGGCGCGAGAACGTTCGCGTGCGCGCAAAGGCCAGGTTGATCGGATCGCCCTCGCCGTCGACGTCGCCCGGGTAGGCGTCGATCTCATCCAGGAACAGATACCGCACCGCCATCGAGCGCAGCCCCACGGCGCTGTTGGCGCCGGTCATGACGAGCACGCCGCCGGGGAACTCCTTCGAGAGGACCGTGTTGCCCGAATCGCGCGAGCGCGGGCTCTTCACGAGTTCCCGCAGCGCATCGCTCTCTTCGATCAGTGGATCGATGCGCTGCTTCGAGTTCCGCTTGGCCAGCTCGACCGTGGGCTGCACCACCATCATCGGCCCGGGCGACTTGTGGATCACATAGCCGACCCAGTTGTTGCCGCACTCGGTGCCTCCGATCTGACTGCCCTTCA